ACCTATGGTCCTAAGGATAAGTTTTTAAATAGGGTTGATAGCGATGGTTATTTAGATAGAGCTATTGGCGTTCAATTGCCTATTATGTCATTTGAAATGACTTCGATGAACTATGCCGCTGACAGAAAGCTTAACACAATTAATCGCCGCATGGCTGTAGATTCTACAAGCGCTGCTAAGATAAAGTATCAATATAGCCCAGTGCCATATGATATGACTTTTGAATTGAGCATCATGGTAAAGAATGCTGAAGATGGTACTCGTATTCTTGAACAGATCCTTCCGTTCTTTACACCTGAGTGGACGGCGTCTGTAAAACTCATTCCGTCAATGAATGTCATTCATGATATTCCAGTGATCCTCAATTCAGTCAATTTAAATGATGACTATGCAGGAACATATGAAACTAGACGAGCAATGATTTACACATTGTCTTTTACTATGAAAACATATATCTATGGTCCTGTTAAGAAATCTGGCAGTATTATTAAGCAATCTGAAGTCAATATTCACGGAAGTCTTGACGCAAATTCAACACCACTTGCTGAAATTGTAGCAACCCCTGGGTTGGATGTTAATGGAGATCCTGTGAATTATTTTGGTCCGGGCCCAGCACCAACTACAATCGATATTGATCAAATCGCCGCAGATGACAACTACGGGTTTATTACTACAATTAATGAGAATATTTAATGTCAAATGAAATAGATGATGCTTTAGATCTAACACCACAGTTGCCCGCCGAACGGGTTGCTGTTAAGATTGATGATGGCGATCTCGACTATGCTCGTGGCAATTTGCTAGATGCTGCTGAAAAAGGCAGAGAAGCACTTGACGATATGATTGCGATTGCTCAGCAGTCACAGCATCCAAGAGCCTATGAGGTTGTCAACTCATTAATCAAAACGATTGCAGACGTCAGTGGCGCGCTTGCCGAATTGAAAATGAAGCGGCAGAAATTAGATCCTGCATCAGATCCTAATCAAAAAACAATTAACAATAATTTGTTTGTAGGCTCAACAGCAGATCTACAAAGAATTCTTTCTGATATGAGAAACGATGGCTGAGCATATCGAAGAGTATAAAGGTTACTTAGGTAACACTAACCTTAAGAAAAGCGGCATTGCAGTCGACTGGACACCTGAGTTAGTTCAAGAATATATTCGTTGTTCTAGAGATCCTGTATACTTCTGTGAAACTTACATGAAGATCATTAACGTGGACGAGGGTCTTGTTCCGTTTGATATGTATAGTTATCAGAAAGAAATGATCACAAGTATGGCAGAAAATCGCTATACTGTTATTACTACTGCTCGTCAAACAGGTAAGTCGACCACCACTTGCGGCTTCATCCTTTGGTATATTCTTTTCCATGGTGAAAAGACAGTGGCGCTTCTCGCTAACAAAGGTGACACTGCTCGAGAAATTCTCGGCAAAGTTCAACTTGCGTATGAGCATCTTCCTAAGTGGCTCCAGCAAGGTGTCACTGAATGGAACAAGGGTTCATTCGTTTTAGAAAACAATTCTCGTGTTATTGCTGCTGCAACGTCAGCATCTGCCATTCGTGGTTATGCAATCAACCTACTATTCATTGACGAAGCGGCGTTCATTGAAAACTGGGATGAGTTCTTTACTTCAGTGTTCCCAACAATTTCATCCGGTAAGTCAACAAAGATTGTTTTGGTTTCTACACCGAATGGGTTAAATCACTTCCATAAAATCTGGGATGATGCTGAGCAAGAGCGCAACAACTACAATGCCATTAAGGTTATGTGGTATGACGTTCCTGGTCGAGATCAGGCATGGTATGACGATACGCTTTCAGCGATGGGAGGTGATCTAGATAAGTTTGCTCAGGAGCATGGCTGCGAGTTCCTAGGTTCATCTGGCACATTGATTGCTGGTTGGAAATTAAAACAAATGGCACACCAGCCACCTATGCGATATGATGATGGTAAGTCGATGTTCGCAGAACCTTTATCAGGCAGAAAGTATGTCTTGGTTGCCGATACGTCTCGAGGCAAAGGGTTAGATTACTCAGCATTTCAAATTCTTGACGTTACACAAATGCCTTACAATCAAGTATTCTGTTATCGAAACAATATGATCTCACCTATAGATTACGCCGAATTGATATATAGAACTGCAAAGATATATAATAATGCAGCAGTGCTTGTTGAATCTAATGATATTGGCGAACAAGTTTGCGATATCATTTATGGTGAGTATGAATATGAAGGGCTGATGTTTACGGAGTCAGCAGGACGAGCTGGCAAAAGAATCTCCGCAGGTTTTGGTAAACTCAGTGAAAAGGGCATTAGGACAACTAAAGCAGTTAAATCGATTGGTTGCTCTATTGTCAAATTGTTAATTGAACAAAACCAATTAGTAATTCATGATCTAGAGACTATCAGAGAACTTTCTACATTTAGTAAGAAAGCGCATTCTTTTGAAGCAGAACCCGGATGCCATGATGACTTAGTTATGGGGTTGGTCCTTTTTGCTTGGCTAACAGATCAGCAATACTTTAAAGACTTTACTGATATTAATACATTAATGACTTTGCGTGAGAAAACTGATGAAGATTGGGAAAATGAATTGACACCTTTTGGATTTCTCGCGGATGGCCACCCAGAAGACTTCGATAAAATCATAGAAGTTTCATCTGATGAGTTCTCTAGAGCCATGATGTTGTGATTAAAGAAATTATAAATAAGTTAAAGATATAACTAATCAAACACCTTCTACTAAGGGAGAATAAAATGGCGGTTCCAAATTTCGGATCAGGTGGTGGCGGCTTTCAGGTCAGTCCTGGTATTAACATTTCAGAAATCGATATTACATCAGTAGTACCAGCAGTATCAACAACAGTTGGCGCTTTGGCTGGTGTGTTTCGCTGGGGTCCTGTTGGTCGACTATTGCTTATCGATTCCGAGACTGCTCTAGCAGCTCGTTATGGTAAGCCTACCAGCAACAATGCAGAAACATGGTTTACTGCTGCATCATTCCTTTCATATAGCAATGCGCTTTATGTTAGCCGTGCTGGCAACTCAGCTTTACTTTCTGCTGTTGCTGGTTCTGCTACATCTTCAAACGCAACAGTGACAGTTAACAATCAAGACGACTATGATGCAAAAGTAGGTGCTTTTGATAATAGCGTTGACTGGATTGCTCGTTATCCTGGCGCCCTTGGCAACTCATTGAAAATTTCAAGATGTGATGCTGCAGTTCAATATGCCTCAACTGTTGAATTAATTGTTGCAAACGCTTCAATCAACAGCACAGCAACAAATACTGCCTTTACGATTGCAGTCGGTTCAAATACTGGACAAATTCTTATTGCTCCAGGTGCAGGATATACTCCAATTCAAGGTGATGCTAATACATATGCTAACCTTGTTAAGAATAACTTCACGGTCGGCGATATCCTTGAAATCGGCAATACACTAATTGGCACACAGCTTCTTAAAATTACTGCGCTTCAAAACTCAGCACCCGCTAATAGCACAAGCTATGTCAACTCTGCTTCGCAAACAGGTTATGTTGCAGGACAAGGTATTGGTTTCCAGATTTCATTCGATCAAGTATTGAAGCTATCTACAAACGTCAATTCATATATCAACAGCACTTCAAGCCCAGTTTCACGTAAGTGGGAGTATTACAATCAGGTTGATGTTGCTCCTGGTCAGTCTACTTTCCAAGCACAATATGGCAACACAATTGCTCAAGATGAACTTCACATTGTTGTTGTTGATGAAGAGGGATTATTCACTGGCAACCCAGGCACAGTTCTTGAAACATATAAGTCACTTTCAAGAGCAACAGATGCAAAGAGCCCAGATGGTTCATCAAATTACTTCAAGACAGTAGTTAACGCAGAATCAAATTATGTGTGGCATGCAACAGATCGTGCTTCTGGCGGTGCAAATTCTGCCACAGCAGCTCTAATGTCAAATTCAACCTTCACTGTTCCAACATCAATGTCATTTTCCTACGGTGCTGATACTGCTGATGAAGGTAACACAGGTATTTCATTCGGCGATCTTGCTCGTGCTTATGACTTGTTCAAGTCACCAGAAGATGTTGATATCTCACTAATCATGCAGGGTAAAGCTCGTGGCGGCACCTATGGTGAGCAGCTTGCAAACTACATCATCGATAACATCACAGACAACCGTAAGGACTGCGTTGCTTTTGTTTCACCACCAAAAGAATTTGTGGTTAACAATCCTACTAGCGCAGGTGCTAACGTTTCTTCTTGGGCAATCTCAGGTCTACGCCGGTCATCATTTGGTGTTGCCGATAGCGGTTACAAGCAAATGTATGACAAGTATAATGACGTTTACCGGTATGTTCCGCTAAACGGCGATATCGCTGGTCTATGTGTTCGCACTGACAATACAAGAGATCCTTGGTATTCACCTGCAGGAACTGCTCGTGGTCAAATCAAGAACATCATCAAGCTTGCTTATAATCCAAACAAGGCAGATCGTGATCTTCTTTACAAGAATGGCGTCAATCCTGTTATCACACAGCCAGGTCAAGGCACTGTTCTATTCGGTGACAAGACATTGCTAAATCGTCCAAGCGCTTTTGATCGTATCAACGTTCGCCGCTTGTTCATTGTTCTTGAGAAGGCTATCGGTATTGCTGCTAAGTCTTCACTATTCGAGTTCAACGATGAGTTTACAAGAGCCCAGTTCCGCAACCTAATTGATCCTTATCTACGTGATGTTCAAGGTCGCCGTGGTATCTACGATTACAAGGTTGTTTGTGATGAAACAAACAACACTGGCGAAGTGATTGATAGTAACCGGTTTGTCGGTGATATCTACATCAAACCAGCGAAGTCAATCAACTACATCCAGCTAAACTTTGTTGCTGTTCGTAGCGGTATTGAGTTCTCCGAGATCGTCGGCTAAGATAAATAAAGATAGATAGGAGAAACCAAAATGACTTTTAGAATCAACGATATTACAGGTGCACTAAGATCAGGTGGTGCCCGTCCTACGTTGTTCAGCGTTAATGTCACTAATCCGGTGAATGGCGCTGGCGACAATGCAATGCAATTCCTTTGCGAGACAGCACAACTTCCTGGATCAACAATCGGACCAATCGAAGTTCCTTACTTTGGTCGTAAGATCAAACTTGCTGGTGATAGAACATTTGAAGCATGGACAGTCACAATCATCAATGATGAAGACTTTGCAATCCGCAATGCTATGGAGGCTTGGCATAGTTCAATTAATGGACTTACCAACAATCTTCGTAACTTCCCTACAGCATCTCCCGGAGAGTATAAGTCGGCTGCACAAGTCATCCAATATGGCAAGACAGGTGATCTACTTCGGGAATATTCTTTTGTTGGCTTGTTCCCAACTGAAATCTCAACAATCGATCTTGATTGGGGTTCAACAGACACAATTGAAAAATTCACAGTCACTTTCCAGTATGATTACTATGAACTGACTCGTGGTTCTACACTTGATGGCACAGTTGCCTAATTTTTTGAGAGGGGGTTCGAAAGGATCCCCTCCGTATTCTTTATAGAGAGTCGCATATAATATGGCTGAATTATTTGGTTTCCAGATTAAACGTAAGGTTGAAGAGCCAGCACCCGTCTCATTTGCTCCTAAGCAAACTGAAGATGGAGCTATGGTTGTTCAAGCGGGTGGCGTTTATGGTACATACATTGATCTTGATGGTGCAATTAGAACAGAAACAGAACTAGTTAACAAGTATCGTGAAATGTCGCAGCATCCTGAATTGGAAACTGCTATTGATGATATTGTAAATGAAGTTATTGTCGGTGAACCTGATGTTAAGCCAGTGCAATTGGTTCTTGATGACTTAAAACAGCCTGATAAAATTAAAAACTTAGTTATTGATGAGTTTGATAATGTATTGAAACTTCTCGAGTTTGAAAATCTTTCTTATGATTTATTCAAGCGTTGGTATGTTGATGGTCGTCTATACTTTCATGCTATTATCGATGAAAAGGCTCCTAGAGAAGGTATCAAGGAACTTCGTTATATCGATCCTAGAAATATCCGTAAGGTTCGTGAAAAGAAAAATAAAAAAAATGTCAACGGCGTAAATCTAGTTCAAAATGGCGCTGAGTATTATGTGTATAACGATAAAGGTTTTGTAAAGAGTGTAGCAACATCAGGTTATTCTGCACAGAATACTGGTATTAAAATTGCTAAAGATTCTATTGTTTACATTACAAGTGGTTTAACAAATCCTAATGGTGATCTTGTTCAATCATATCTACATAAGGCAATCAAGCCACTAAATCAGTTACGTTCTTTAGAAGACTCGCTAGTCATCTATCGTATCTCAAGAGCGCCTGAAAGAAGAATTTTCTATATCGATGTTGGTAACCTTCCTAAAATGAAGGCTGAACAATATCTA